CGGCGGCGCGGCCTAGTCTTGTGCATACGCGGGTGGAGAAACCGGCTCTTGCTCAGCTTGGGAGCTGGCTGCAGCAGGTGAGCAGTCTGTTGACGTGGACGGAGGAGGATGAGAGCTGGATCAGGCACCGAACGGGGATGCCGACGTTGGGGCCGGGACAAGGGGACAGGGGGACAAGGGGACAAGGAGACGAGGAGAAGATCCCCGATGAATCGGGGCGTCCGGCGGGGCGCTCGGAGGAGGAGGGGGAGGAGATGGCGGAGTTCGCGGCTTATGAGGGGCGGGGGCCGGAGCGGGCGGGGGTGGAGGAGGGGCTGCTGAACGGGGTGCAGAAGTTCCTCGACGGGCAGCTCAGGCGGATCCGGGCGGCGGTGGCGAGTGGGCGGACGCGGATTGGAGAGGATGACGCGTTCTGGGCGGAGGAGGAGACGCTATTTCGAGCGAGCTTCCTGGATCGGTTGCTGAAGGCGGTGATGGAGTTGATCGAGCTGGTGATCAGTGACGCGCAGGAGCAGGTAGGCGGTGGCGCGGATTGGGCAGGGACGAACGCGGAGGCGGCGGCCTGGGCGCGGGGGTACGTGGGGGAGCTGATCACGCGGGTGACGGAGACGACGCGGGCGGCGGTTCGGGAGACGACGGCGGCGTGGATCGAGACGGGGGCGAAACTGCCGGACTTGGTGAAGGTTTTGAAGCCGACGTTTGGGGAGCGGCGGGCGCAGTTGATCGCAGCGACGGAGGTGACGCGGGCATTCGACGAGGCGAACGATCTGACACGGCAGCGCCTGGGGCTCCCCCGGGCGCTGAAGAAAGCGCCCGCGCATCCGGGATGCCGATGTGCGACGCGGGCGGTGTTGCTGCCTAATGGGGAATGGGTGGTGGTGTGGTATACGGTGCGGGGGGACCGGGTATGCAAACAGCCGCTGAGCACGCCGTGGGGGCGAGTGAACGGGTGCCGGGACCTGCACGGGATGATCGTAAGTGAGAAGTATGGCGGGCGGCGGCTGAGCGAGGTGCGGGCTGAGGTGGGCCGGTGAAGGGTGTGGAAGTGTTCCAGCGGGAATTGGAGCGGCTGCGGACTGCATTGGCGCAAGCGCCGGAGAAGGCGATGGATCGGCTAACGGTGACAGTGGAGCAGGCGCTGATGCTGATGGCGACATATGCGGCGGAATATCCGGCGAAGCCGGGGGGGAGCTCGTATCGGCGGACGGGGACGCTGGGGCGGCTGTGGACGCAGGGGAAGCCACAGATCACGACGGGGGGGCACGTGTTGGAGGCGCGGATTAGTAACGCGACGCCGTACGGGCCATACGTGCAGGATCCAGAGAAGCAGAGCGAGGCGCACAAGGGGCGGTGGCTGACGACGGAGCAGGTGGTCCAGCAGCACGTGAGTGAGATCGAGCCGTTGCTGGTCAGCGTGGGGTATGAAGTTGTGGAGGAGGTAGCGAATGCCGTATGAGAGGTGGGATGAGGTAAACGAGGCGATTCGGGGGATCGAGCCGCGGGTGTCGCTGGCGCAAGCGAATCTGATCGCGGAGTGGGCAGACGGGATGGATGCGGAAAAGCTGGAAGACGTCTGGGCAACGGCGATCGCGCAATTCAAGCGGCTGTACGAGGTGAAGGATGGTGCGTGGGTGAAGAAGGAGGCAGACGCGGAGGCGGCGGAATTCCTGTTTGCGGAGTTGAGTGAGAGGAGGCCGGTGGAGGTGCTTCGGGTGGGGGAGTTCGTGGAGCGCCACGGCCAGGACGTGAGCATAAGTGAAGAGGATTTGGACGCGTTCGTGGCCAACTTCGCGGCGGGGACGGCGGGGCAAGACGTGCCGGTGGATGTGGACCATAGGCGAGGTGAGGCGGCGGGATGGGTCACGAAGGTGTGGCGGGAGGGCTCGCGGTTGCTGGCCTCGATCGATTGGAACGAGGTCGGGAAGCGGCTGGTTGGGGAGCGGGTGTACCGGTATCTGAGCGCATCGATCGACACAAAGGGGCGCGTGATCAAGAGCATCAGCCTGGTGAATTTTCCGGCCGTGAAAGGGTTGAAGCCGGTGGAGCTGAGCGAGGGCGTGTACGCGTGGGCGGAAGCAGGGCTGGTAGAGCAGATCGTGGCGGCGATTAGGGAGGTGTTGCAAGGGGGGGACTACCACGGATCGGAGAAATACACGATGGGAAGGAAGTCAGTTGATCTTGGAGAGCGTAGAAAGGGAGATGAGGGTATGACTGAGGAAGAGCTGAAGAGGCTGAGGGAAGAGATCAAGGCTGAGATGGAGGCGGAGCTGGTGGAGCACGAGAAGACGCTGGCCGAGCTGCGGGAGCAGGTCCGCACGGAGGTAGAGGCGGAGCTGGCGGAGGAGGCGAAGCGGCGGGCGGAGCTGGCGGGGTTCGCGGCGGAGGTGTGCGGCGAGAAGGATGGCGCGGAGGCCGGGCTGAGCGCGAAGCCGGACGAGGTGGTGGAGTTCCTGGCGGCGCTGCCGGAGAAGCAGGTGGAGGCGGCGAAGGCGATGCTCAAGAGCAAGGTGGTGGAATTTGGGGAGCGGGGATCGAGCCGGGACGGGCGCGGCGGGAAGAAGGAGCTGGAGGAACCGTACGCGAGTCAATTGAGAGATTGGATCGCGGCTGAGTATGACCTGGCGGAATGGTTTAAGCTGAACGCGGACGTGATTGGGCAGGCAGAGGAGTATGACCTGTCCGAGTTCGAGAGCAAGGAATAGGAGGGTGGGCGATGACGAATCTGAGTCGAGCGGCGTCTCTCAGGGTGTGGGGAGAGGCGCATACGGAGAAGTTTCACTGTGACTCGTCCGGCGCGCAGACGATCTACAAGGGGCAACCGCTGCTGATCAACCAGTCGGTGGATACGCTCTACGTGGTGGCCTGGGAGGACGGAAGCGGTGAAGGGATCGTGGCGGCGACGGACGTGTGCGTGGGGATCGCGGCGGAGGACAAGGACGTGGCGGCCAGCGCGTCGGAGACGGACGTGGATAGCTGGATCGAGGCGTTCGTGTACCCGACGATCGTGGGGTTCAAGAGCACGGTGTTCACGAACGCGGATCTGGGCAAGACGATCTATATGAGCGACAGCGGGACGCTGAGCGTGACGGCGGCGGACAATCCGCAGCTCGGGAAGCTGCACCGGGTGGAGAACGGGTATGCATTCGTGCAGCTCACGACTCCGCAGGTGTGCAGCGGGGCATAGGTAGAGGAGGATACGAGGATGATCAGTGGCAATGTACCGAAGCATCTGGTGAGTGGAGCGCGAACGGGCTTTCTGGTAGCGATGCGCGAGATGAAGCTGCCGTGGCAGAAGATCGCGATGCCGCACAATATGGACGGCAAGACGACGGACCTTGTGGACCTGGGCGCGGCTCCGATGCCGATGAAGTCGATTGGCGGCCTGCAGGTGCAGGACTTCATCGAGAAGCACGTCGAGGTGCAGCCGGAGGACTGGGAGATCGTGGTCTGGATCAGCCAGAACGCGATTGATGATGACCGGACAGGGGAGCTGGAGCGCAAGGTGAAGGGGGCCGGGCGCAATTTCCAGCGGCACATCAACAAGCGCGTGTTTCAGGTCTTGAACGGTGGGGATGGATCCACGTACGGCGCGTGTTACGACGACAGCGATTTCTTCGACGACGACCACATCGACGCGGGAGCGGCCTATCAGACGGCACAGGCCAACGAGTATGCGCTGACGCTCTCGATGGACAACTTCGAGACGGTCTACGTGGCGGCGCAGGCGCTCAAGGATGACCAGGGCGAAGAGGGTGAGTATCAGTACGATCTGCTGACAGTGAACCCGGCGAACGAACGGGTTGCGGCGCAGATCTGCGCGAACGAGTGGTCGTACGACACGGCGCAGCGGGAGAAGAACCCGTACAGCGGGAAGTTCGAGTACGTGACGAACGCGCAATTGGATAGCACGGCGTGGCATCTGATCGCGTCGAGTGAGGAGATCAAGCCGATCATCGTGGCGATGCGGAAGCAGCCTCAACTGCAGGACGCGTGGTTCGATCCGGCGGCGGCGGATGGTGGCCACCACTACTTCAAGTTCTTCGCCAGATACGAGATGTACTATGGTGACTGGAGGCTGGCCTGCCAGGGGAATACGTAGACGTGATACGTGTTGCGTGATGCGTGAGGAGGCGGGTGTGAGGATCTTTGCGTATTGCACGGAGGCGGCACGGGAGGCGGTGGCGGCGGCCACGGGTGTGGAGCCGGTGGCGTCGCCACCGACGATGGCGAGCCAGTTCGACGTGCAATGGCTGGAGGGCTATGACCTGATCTACTTTCGGTTGCACCGGATCCTGGGACGGCCGGGGTGGTACGGGGAGGCCTCCAGGACGAATATGGCTGTGCGAGGGACGATGTATCCGTTGGCGTTGACGCGGGTGCAAGTGAACTTTGCGGATCTGGGTGGGGCGGTGGTGGTGGTTGGGAACTGTTTCAGTGCAAATGGTGACCCGATGGTGAGGGCACTGTATGGGGCAGGCGCGCGGTTGGTCATCGCAGGCCCGGGCGAGAACGTGGCGGCGGGCAACCGGGTGGTGGGTACGGACTTGCTGGTGAAATGGTTGATCCGCGGGATGGAGTGGGGGATGCGAGCGCAACGGGCGCTGGAGGTGGCGCGGGCGCGGCTGGCATTGACGGCGTGGCGAGGTGCGGATCGGGATGCGATGGCGTTTGCGATCGTGGCAGGGGGACAAGGGGACAAGGAGACAAGGGGATGAATGGCAAGACGCAGAAGTGGGTGAATGCGGCGCTGGCATTGTGGACGGCGGTGGCGCTGATTGTGAGTGTGGTTGCGTTGATGGAGTCGCAGACTGAATACCAGACGATGAGTGCGAGCGGGTACCTGTTCTCGCTGGAGGATGGGACGGGGACGGTGCGGTTCTCGGTCTCGGATGACGGGGAGATCGACGGCCTGGGCGCGATCGACGTGGATGGGGCGGCGACATTGAACAGCACGTTGGACGTGGACGGGGCAACGACGTTGGGCGGGAGCTTGACGCTGGAGAGTGTGGCATTCTCGGGGCCGGTGGTGTTCGGAATGGCGTCGAACGTAGTGTCGGGGACAACGATTGCGCACGGGCTGGGGGCATCACCGGTGGCTATCGCGCTGGGTATGAGTGCGATGACCACGACGAGTGTCCTGACGCACAATGTGGCGGTGCTGATCTCGGACACGATGTATATCACGCTGGCGACGAACTTGGTGGAAGCGTCGATTGCGGTGCCGCAGGTGTGGTGGATCGCGGGTAAGTAGAGCGTGGCTAATCTTAGGGGGTAAAAGGAGGTGTGCGGTGGGGACGGTACACGTGGCGGTGCGGGAGAATTGGCGGTGGCCAACGGCCAGGGTGGGAGGCCGGGAGTTCAGCAAGGTGGGGGAGGAGATGGCGGAGGGCGCACTGACGGAGGAGATGCGGGAGTCACCGCTGTTGGTGCTAGAGGAAAGCCCAAAACCAAAATCCCAAAGCCCAAAGGCCAAGAAGGGGCAAGGGGAGGAGGAGGCGGGGGAACAGGACGCGGGAGAGCAGGAGGCAGGGGATGGGTGAGCTGAAGGAGGCGCGTTTTTCTTGGGAGATGGTGATCTGGGCTGCGGTGGCGGGGGTGGCGGCACTAGCGCTGGTGGTTGGGGTGGTAGCGTATCTGGAGAACACCACGGAGTACCAGGTGATGAGTGCGGGAGGGACGGGGTTGCACTCGTACCAGATCCAGGTGGAGACGTCGGGGACGGACGCGGGGAACGCCTCGGGAACGGGGTACAGTGCGCGGGGGGTGAACGGGGAAGTGCGGGCAATCCGGGTGGATTTCGAGGGGGGGATCAGCATGACGACGGACATCGACATCGTGGGAATGAGCGACGATTATCACCCGGAGGTGACGCTGTACGACAAGGACAACACGATTACGGACACGTGGGTGTATCCGGTGGCGCAGCGGACGAGCACGGCGGGGGATGCGGTGAGCGGGGAATACGACTATCCGCTCGTGGCGGGGCTGCTGCAGGTGGATGTGATCAGTAGCACGGCTATTGCATCGTCGGTGGTGACGGTGACCGTGTATGTGTGGGAGTAGATGGGGACTCTGAATCTGCAGGTCGGCGCGTCGGCGGACGACGCGCGAGAGAATCCGGCGGGCACGTGCAACATCACGTACACTGTCATTTACACCGGAAATGGCATCTATTACGGAATGCGATTCCAGGATGTAACGGTGCCACCAGGCGCGGTGATCGATAGCGCGCCAACCGAATTCTACATCCAATCGAGCTCGAATGATGATGCGGATGCCTACATCTATGGCGAGAAGGTGACCAGCGCAGCGCAGTTCACGACTGGCAACTACAATATCTCGAATCGATCGCTGACGACGGCGTATGCGACCTGGAGTGATACCGCTATTGGTACGGCGTGGCAATCGGGGCCGGATATGGCCTCGGTGATTGAGGAAATTGTGGGTCAGGAGACGTGGGAATCGGGGAATGACCTGGTGTTGATTTACATCGGGCAGTCATCGAGTGATCTGCTGAGCCCGCGGGCGGCCGACTATAGCGGTTCATATGGGGCGAAGATCGCGATCACATATCACGTGGAGGAGGCGGGATCGGTGAGTCTGGCGGTGCAGGAGGCAATCGCGGAGGCTGGCGGGGCCTCGGGGGCGGCGGCGGCGACGCTGGCGACCTTGGGGGCAGCGGCGGCCTCGGGGGCGGCGGCGGCGGCGGGTGTGGCGACGCTGGCGGCGCAAGGGGGGATCGTGGACGGCGGCGGGGCGGCGGGCCTGTGCGCGCGGACATTGGCGATGAATGCGGCGGTGGCGGATGCGGCTGCAGCGGCGGGGTTAGCTGCTCGAGCGCTGGCGGTTCAACAGGCGATCGCTGAGGTTGGCGGGGCCTCGGGGGCGGCGGCGGCGACGCTGGCCGGGCAGGTGGCGGCCTCGGTGGCGGGTGCGGGCACGGGCGCGGGCGGGGTGAGCCTGGGAGCGGGGCTAACGCTGGTGGACGTGGGCGCGGCTGCTGGGTTGGCGGCGGTCACATTGGCGGCGGCGGGCGTGATCACCGCGGGTGGCGGGGCCTCGGGTGCGGGGGCATTGACGCTGACCAAGGCGTTGGGGGCTTCCACGGCGGGGGGATTCGTGGCGGATGTGGGGGTGAGCCTGGCGGTGCAGGAGGCAATCGCAGCAGCGCATCAGGTTGCGGCGACGGGTGTGGCGACGCTGGCGGCGCAGGCGGGGATCACGGAGATTGGCCAGGGGAGCACGGGGAGCGCGGCGACGCTGGCCGGGCAGCTCGGGATCGCGGGCACGGGAAGCGTGGCGGCGGCGGCGGCGCAGGCGCTGGCGATGCAGGCAGCGGTGGCGGCCGGAGCGGGAGCGAGTACGGGGGGCGCGGCGACGCTGGACGTGGTGGTGTTGGCGAGCGCGGCGGCGGCGGCGCAGGCACTGGCGGACGCGGCGGCTGCGGCGGGCCTGGTGATCACGCTGGACCGGATCGAGACGGTGCTGGCGAGCGTGGCAGTGGGCGCGGTGCAGGCGGGGATCGCGGGGGCTGGCCAGGCAAACGCGGTGCCGACGTTGGCGCTGGTGATGCACAAAGTGGTGGCGCCGGTGGCCGGAGCGAGCGCGGGGGCCTCGGCGACGCTGACGGTGCAGGAGGCGATGGCGGCTGTGGCCAGCGCGGCGGCGGCAGCAGGCGTCACGGTGGACGTGCTCGGGTCGGTGGACCTGAGCGCAGGCGCGATACTGATATATACGAGCGTACGGGCTTATTTGGTGAGCGCGGAGACGCGGATGCTAGTGGTGGATGAGGAGAATCGGATCGAGTCGGTGAGTGCGGAGACGCGCGTGCTGGCAATCGACGCTGATTGAGGAGGAGCGATGGAAGCGATAGGGGCGGAAATCAAGGCACACACGCATTGGTTGGTGGAGTGCTTCGGGCCGGATGGCAAACTGAAGTGGCAGGATGAGTTCGACAACCTGGTGGTGAACGCGGGGTTGGATGACATCCTAGACAAATATTTCAAAGGGAGCTCGTACACGGCGGCGTTCTACGTCGGGTTGACAGATGGTACACCATCTGTCGCCGCGAATGACACAATGGGCAGTCACGCCGGCTGGTCGGAGGTGACTGCATACGACGAGGCCAATAGACAAACATTGACGCTGGGGGCGGTATCGGGCCAGTCGGTGGACAATTCCGCCAGCAAGGCGGAATTCACGATCTCGACCAACAATACAACCATGGGCGGCGCATTTGTGGCCACCGATAACACGAACGGCGGATCGAGCGGAACGCTGTACGGCGGTGGGGCGTTCTCAGCGGGTGATAAGACGCTGGACGATGACGATACGCTTCAGGTGACGGTGACGTTGACGGCATCGGCAAGCTGAGATGAAGACGGCGTTTCGCAAGGATCCGGACGCGGTACTGGACTATCACTTTGTCTGGTCGGATTGGCTGGACGACGACACAATCAGCAGCCATACGGTCACGGCGGACGACGGGATCACGATTGACAGCAGTGAGATCAACAGTGAGTCGTTGGCGTTGGATGGGGTGACGTACACAGCAAGCACTGTCGTGACCGTGTGGCTGAGCGGCGGCACGGACGGGAGCGATTACGACGTGGCGTGCAAGATCGTGACGGCGGATGGACGGACGGAGGAGCGGACGATCAGGATCCTGGTACGGGAGCGGTAGCGGTGGCGATCAACAGTAATTCATATGGATCGGTGGATGATGTGGCGGCGCTGGTGCGGCGGTACACGGACGCGGGGAGCTTTACCGGTGAGACGCGGCCAGCGGAAGCCGACGTGGAGGGATTTATTAACCGGACGAGCGCAACGTTGAATGTCCTGCTGGCGGAGGCGGGATTTGCAATCCCGGTGGGTCAGGCGGACGCGAAGGCGGCGCTGGACGACTTCGTGGTGAATCAGGCGGTGCAACTGGCCCACGCGGCGAACGGGGCCGGACCCTACGCGCCGGGGAATGAGAAACTGCGTGGGTCGCCGGCGGGAATCATCTTGAGTGAGGCGGAGACGTTCGTAATGCGGCACGCGGCGGGGCTGGAGGCGCTGGGGGCTACGCGGACGTACGCGGCGACGTACGGGTTGCAGTGCCGGGAGGAGGACGACGGAGGGGACGAGATCGTGCCGCCGTTTCAGCGGGAGATGATCGGGCACGAGATTATGGATTGGGATACGTAGGGCGTGATGCGTGATGCGTGTTGCGTGATGCGTGTTGCGTGATGCGTGTTGGGAGGTGTGATGGGGGATAGCGCGATTCAAGGATATATCCAGGATCTGATCCAGGGGGACTCGAATTTCGACGACGACGGTGTGACGCTGGGGAATTTTCGAGTGCTGGACCGGGGGAGCCCGCCGTATGCAGTGGTTTTGCCGGGGCGGATCGTGGCGGGGACGAGGAGCGGGGATTGGAGCCAGGTGCAATTGATCTGGGAGCATCCGGTGGAGGTGTTCGCGCGGTTCCTGGACGACTACAGCGATTTTACGAGTGCGCGCCAGGCGGTGGTGGACGTGATCGGGAAGAACCCAACGCTGGGGGGCAACAGTGAGATCAGCAACGCGCACGTGAGCGGGGCCACGGAGGCGAAGTATCTGTATCCGGCGGAGGGGGCGGACGTGCCGACGTTTGTATTGAGCCGAGTGACGGTGCGGGTGGTGGAGGAAGTGCAGTACGCGGGCAGCGGGGAATTTAGCTGAGGAGGAGAGCAGTGAAGCTACAGGTTTCGGGCGGACAGATTGAGGTTGAGGTCCCGAGCAGGGAGATCGAGGTGCCGGATTACCCGGTGGTGGTGTGCCGGGCGGATGAGATTTTGGCGGGGGTTGCCGAGCTGGGGACGCAGATGGTGGAGCTGACAGCGGCGGTGGAGAAACTGGTGGACTGGCCTGGGCCGCCTCCTGTGCCGGTGTATGAGCTGCCGGATCCGTATAAAGGTGTTCGCGGACAATGCTCTACGGGAGCGGCGGTGGAGCAGATGAAGGCGCGGATGGACGCGCTGGCGGAGGCTGGCTGCACAATGTATCTGTATCCCAATTGGGCTGGGGGGGTGTATCACCAGAGCGACCTGGTGTCGCATGCGAATTGCGTGACAGCGGAGTGGGATCCACTTGCGGAGGTGATCGCGTACGGACATCAGCTTGGAATGCAGGTGCACGCGCTGGTGATCGCCGCGCTCACGTTGGTGGGGGAGCATCCGGAGTGGAATCTGCAGAACACGGCGGGGACCACGGCGGAGTGGTTCGATTTCCGGATCCAGGAGGCGCAGGAGTGTCTCGCGGTGTATTGTGAGGAGTTGGTGGCGGCGTATAACGTGGACGGTTTGGTACTGGATTATTGCAGAGGGCCCTACCCTGAGTACGCCAAAGCGGATATACCGTGCGAGGCGGTGATCGACCAGGTGCGACTGATTCGGGAGTACGCGCACACGGCGCGGCCAGGATTGCCGATAGGAATGACGCCATCGGCGGACGCGAATTTTGCGCGCCAATACTGGCGGCAGGATTGGGCAACGATGCTGGAGGAAGGGTTGCTCGATCATTGTCAATGTATGTGTTATGAAGGAAATGATGGGCGGGATCATTTCGACTATTGGATGAATACCTGGCCTGCATCATGCCTGGACCGGATTCACGCGCGG